TCGGGCGCCACGGTCGCCGCCGCCGTCGTCCTCGAACCGCGGGCCGGTTTATCACTCCGCCTCGTCGGTCCGGCGCGCGCGAGCTCGAGCGCGGCCGCGGGCGACGACCGGGGGGCCTCAAAATCTCTAGAAGTGGACACCGCCCCAAACCATCGGGCCTCGAGCTCGTGTCGGCGCGAAATTCGGCGAGGGGGGGGTGCCTGAGTGAGCCGGGCGAAAAAACCGGCCCGCCGCCGCCCGCTGCCGGCCGTCGATTCGGCGAAAATCTCGCCCCGGCCGCCTCGATCGCGCCAGGCGGCGCCCGCCCGGCTCGCGCTCGCTCGAGAGGCCACACCGGCCGCCCCGCTCGTGCTTGCCGACCTGACCGCCGACCCGCGCAACCGCCGCACGCATAACCCGCGGAACGTCGGCATGGTGATCCAAGCCCTGCAAGCGGTCGGCGCGGCCAGGTCGATCGTGATCGACGAGGACGATGTGATCCTCGCCGGCAACGGAGTAACCGAGGCGGCGACGGCGGCCGGCCTGACCAAGCTGCAGATCGTCGAGGCGGACGGCGAGACGGTGATCGCGGTCAGGCGCCGCGGCCTCACGCCCGCGCAGAAGCGGCAATTGGCGATGTACGACAATCGCACGGCGGAGCTCGCTGAATGGAATCTCGAGCAACTCGCGGAGGACCTCAAAAACGGCGAGGACCTCGGCGCGTTTTTCTCCACGAACGAATTGACCGCGCTCCTCGGCGAGCCGCCGCCGACCGAGGGCGCGACTGATCCGGAAGTCGAGCCCGAGCTCCGCCCGACGACGATTCAGCGCGGCGATCTGTTTGCGCTCGGCGCGCATCGCCTCCTCTGCGGCGACTCAACGCAGGCGGCCACGGTCGCGCGCGTGATGGCGGGCGAGCTCGCGCATCTGGTATTCACCGATCCGCCGTACGGGGTGGACTACACCGGTGGCATGAAGGTGCGAAAGAGGTTGGCTGGCGATACCTCGGCAACTTTGTACGAGCCCGCGGCCCGCCTCGCGGCGACGTTCTCAGATTCACAAGCGGCCCTGTACCTATGGCACGCAGACATCAAGGCCGGCAGTGCCGCCGCCGCGGCTGAGGGGGCAGGGTACGAGATTCGATCGGTCCTCGTCTGGTACAAAAACAACGCGCAATTTGCGGCGTTCTCGGCGCACTACAAACAGAAGCACGAATGTTGCTATTACTGCGTGAAACGTGGGCACGCGCCCCGCTGGTATGGCCCGACGAACGAGGTAACGGTGTGGGAGTGCGACCGGGCCGCGGTGAACGATTTCCATCCGACACAAAAACCGGTCGCGCTCGCGGAGCGGGCCTGCACGAACAGCAGTGCGCCAGGTGATCGGGTCCTCGATCTGTTCCTCGGCGGCGGCTCCACGCTGATCGCGTGCGAGCGGCTCGGCCGGGTCGCGTATGGGATCGAAATCGATCCGCAGTATGTGCAAGTCGCGATCGATCGGTGGGAAGCGTTTACGGGACAGACCGCGGTGCAACTCGAGGCGGGGGCCGCCGATGCGCGGCCGTAAACCCACGCCGACCGTGACGCGGCTCCTCCGCGGCAATCCCGGCCGGCGCCCGGTCAACGATCGCGAGCCGGACCTCCCGGCCTTCGGGTCCGATCCGCGGTGGGCCTCGCCGACCGAGCTCGAGGACAATCCGCGCGCGCTCCTCGAGTGGAGCCGCCTGGCGCCCATGCTGCAGAGGTGCCGACAGATCACGGAGGCGGACCGCGCGGCCCTGCTCGCCCTCTGTCTCGAGTGGGCGCGGTATCTCGACGCCTCGAGCAAGGTGCGGACGCTCGGCCTCGTGGTCAAAACGCCGAGCGGGTACCCGATTCCGAATCCGTACTTGCCGATCGCAACTCGCGCCCTCGCGGCCTGCAATAAGCTCTGGCCTGAGCTCGGCCTGACGCCCTCGAGCCGGTCGCGCGTCACGGTCGCCGGGCCGGGGCCGGATACGGACCCGTTCGCGGAATTCGACGAGGCGCCGCGGCTCCGCACGCAGTAAGGGCCGGGGCCGTGTGAGGAATGCGATCGACACCTACGCGCGGGCCGTCGTCGCCGGGCGCGTGCCGGCCGGCAAGTACCATCGCCTGGCGGCGGCCCGGCACCTGCGCGACCGGGAGCGCGAGCGGGCGCGCACGGCGGATTTCCCGTATCGGTTCGACCTCAGTCGCGCGGAGCGATTCTTTCGGTTTGCCGCCGGCCTCAAGCACTACAAGGGCGAATGGGCCGGGCAACCGATCATCCTGCAACCGCATCAGCAATTCCGCTTCGGGTCGCTCTTCGCGTGGGTGCACCGCGAGACGTGGCTCCGCCGCTTTCGGACCATCTATAACGAGCTCCCGCGCAAAAACGGCAAGTCACTCGAGGCCGCGATCGTGGCGCTCTACCTGACATTCTTTGACGGCGAGCCAGGCGCGGAGGGCTATTGCGTGGCGACCAAACGGGAGCAGGCGAAAATCGTCTTCAACGACTGCTCCCGGCTCGTGCTCTCGAGCGGCTTGCGCTCGCGCGTGGCGGTCCTCTCGGCGAATCTCTACCGGGCGGCGACGGCCTCGAAGCTCGAGCCGCTCGGCGCCGACCGTGATTCGACGGACGGCCTCAATCCCTCGCTCGTGACGATCGACGAGGCGCACGCCATGAAACAACGCGGGATGATCGACGTGATGGAGACGGCGGTCGGCGCCAGGCGGCAACCGGTGATCCATTGGATCACGACGGCCGGGAGCAATCCGATCTCGCCCTGCGGCGATCAACACGAATACGCGTGCAAGGTGCTCGATCAGGTGATCACGGATGAGACGATGTTCGCGTTTATCGCGCACGCCGACGTGGAAGATCGAGACGCCAAGATCGCCGAGGACGATTGGCGCGACGAGCGCACCTGGCGCAAGGCCAATCCCAATTTCGGCGTGTCGGTCAAACCGGAGGACCTCCGCGCGCTCGCGCTCAAGGCGCAACACATGCCGAGCGCCGCGAATGCCTTCAAACAAAAGCGGCTGAATCTGTGGGTCAACAGTACGGCGCCCTGGCTGTCGCTCGAGGGCTGGCGCCGCGGGCAATCGGTGTGGTCGCCCGAGGAGCTCCACGGCGAGCCCTGCTGGCTCGGCGTAGACCTCTCCTCGAAGATCGACCTAACCGCGGTGGTCGCGCTCTTCCCGCCGACCGACGATCGGGCCTCGTGGCGGCTCCTCGCGTGGTGCCTGACACCGGAGGACACGCTCGAGGAGCGCGCGCACCGCGACCGCGCGCCCTACCGGGTGTGGGTCGATCGCGGCCTCCTGCGGACCAATCCCGGCAACCGCATCGATCAGGATGCCGCGCTCGCGCTCATCCTCGCCGCCGCGGCCGTCTATGACGTGCAACAGATCGGGATCGATCCGTGGAACGCCGGCAACCTGGCAACCGACCTCCTCGAGGCCGGATTCGAGGCCGATCAGGTGGTCGAGATTCCGCAAACGCTCGCGCAAATGTCGGCGCCCTGCAAAGACTTCGAGGCGGAAGTCCTCGACGGGCTCGTCGATGCCGGCGGCAATGAGCTCGTGTTCTGGTGCGTGTCGAATGTCGTCGTGCAACGCGACGGCAAAGATAATCTCTACCCGACGAAAAAACGGAGCACGGGGCGGATCGATCCGGTGATCGCGGCCCTGATGGCGCGCAAGCTCGCGGGCGGGCCAGGCGCCGACGAGCTCGCCGACGATCCGGATCTCGTGACGGCCTGAGCACGCCCTCGAAAATGGCTCCGCCGGGGCCGCCCGCGGGTGTATCGTGTGAGGCATTCCCACGCATGAAACGCAACGACCGCGGCCGGCCCCGTGTCGATGAGGACGACGACTCAGTGCCGGTACACCTGACCTTGGCCGCGCGCCAGTACGACGCGTTACACGCCCACGCGCAACAGGCCGGCAAAAGTGTGCAGGACGTGATCCGGCGCTCGATCGCGGCGACCCACGCCGCCCCGCCGGCGCCGAATAAAAAACCGTAAAATCGACAACCGATCGCCGCGGCCCCGATACTCAGCGGGCGTGTGGTGGCATCGGCTCTTGTGGTGGCGCCCGCCCTGCCTGCTCCGTACCGTCATTGTGAATATGAAAAGCGATGGCTCGACGGCCCTGCGCGGCGTGCTCTGGCAGGTACGCGGCCCGTGGTGGACGCTGACACGGGCGGAGCTCCTCACGGCCGGCACGCCGCCCAAATCGATTGACGGGGATGCGGTGATCCATCGCGACAATATCGATTTCGTGCAAGTCCTGCCGGGCGCCTGATGGCCGTCGTGCAGAGTTACGGCGCCCTGTCCTCGCCCGCGGTACAGCCGCGCGCCTGGTCCGGGAGCGGCGGCGGGGTGCAACTGTACGGCTACTCGCAGGCCTACGCCGCGATCTACCGCGACCAGTCGAACGTCCGCACCTGCGTCGATTTCCTGTCGCGCAACATCGCGCAACTCGGGTACCACGTCTTTCGCCGGGTGTCCGATACCGATCGGGTCCGGCTGATCGATCACGACGTGGTGCGGTGGACTGAGAAACCAAACCCGCGTACGACCCGGTACCGGCTCTTCGAGAGCCTGCTCGCCGACCTCGGGATCTACTTCAACGCGTATTGGCTTAAGGTCCGGCTCCCGGATGACCCGCGCGGCCGGCAACGGATCGGCCTGGTGCGGCTCCCGCCCGACGAGGTGCAAGTCGATGGCGTGCTCCTCGCCGAGGCGTTTACCTGGACACCGGCCAACGGCGGCACGCCGCGCGTGTTTCCGCCCTCCGAGATTGTCTATTTCAACGGCTATAACCCGCTCGACGCGAAATTCGGCCTCTCGCCGCTCGAGACGCTCCGCCGCGTGCTCGCCGAGGAGGCCGCGGCCGGCTTACACCGCGAGGCGTACTGGCGCAACTCCTCACGCCACGACGGCGTGATCGAGCGGCCGGCGACGGCGAAGAAATGGACGCCGGAGCAAAAAAAGGATTTTCGCGATCAGTGGCAAGAGCGGTACACCGGCGGCGGGGCCGGGAGTGTGGCCGTGCTCGAGGACGGCATGACGTTCAAGGCGACGTCCTGGTCGCCCCGCGATTCCGAGTACACCGCCGCGCGCAAGCTGACCCGCGAGGAGTGCGCGGCCGCCTACCATATCCCGCTGCCGATGGTCGGCATTCTCGAGCACGCGACATTCAGCAACATCAAAGAGCAGCACAAACAACTCTACGCCGACACGCTCGGCCCGTGGCTCGCGATGATCTCGGAGGAAATCGAGCGGCAACTCCTGATCGAATCCGAGGATCAGGACAAGGTGTATACCGAATTCAACATCGCGGCGAAATTGGCCGGGAGCTTCGAGGAGCAATCGACCGCCCTGCGCGTGCTCGTGGGCCGGCCGATCATGACGGCGAACGAAGGCCGCGCCCGGCTCAACCTCCCGCAGATCGATGATCCGGATGCCGACGAGCTCGCGGCGCAACAGGGCGGCCCGGCGGCGGAGGATGCCGCGATCGGGCAACAGACCGGCGGCGACGGCGGCCGGGCGATCGCGGTCGGCGAGCTCGTGCGCGCGTCCTGGTCGCGCCAGGCGGCCCGGCTCGGCAAGGTGCCGTCGGACGCCCGCGCCGAGGCCCTCGACCACGCCCGGAGCACGCGCGAGCTCGCCGACGACCTCGAGCCTTTCCTCGGCGCCGCGGCCACGGCCTACGCCGCCCGCGTGACCGATGACACGTACACATTGCTGCTCGAGGGCGCCGAGGCATTTGGCGCCGCTCGCGAGGTGCCCGCATGTCCGTAACTGCCCCGCCGCCCGCCGCGCTCCGTGAGTCGCGCGTCCTGTCGTTTGCCCTCGATCATCCGTGGGCGGTCGCCGATAGCATGCGGCCGGTGATCGCGAACGTCCTCGCCCGGCACCTGCTCGGGCGGGCGACCGATCCGACGGACATCGCGGCGGCCCTGCAACGCGGGCAGGATCGCCCGGTCACACCGGCGCGCGGCGCGGTGGCGATCATTCACATCCACGGCTTGATCGCCCCGCGGGCGAACCTGCTGAGCGATATCTCGGGCGGCTCGACGTTTGAGGAGCTCGCGGCGCAACTCGCGGCGGCCGTCAACGATCCGAGCGTGGTCGCGATTGTGCTCGACGTGGATTCGCCCGGCGGCAACTGTGCCGGCGCGACCGAATTCGCGCGGCGGCTACTCGAGGCCCGCACAAAGGTGCCGATCGTCGCGGTGGCGCATTACCTGATGGCCTCGGCGGCGTACTGGGTCTGCGCGTGCGCGACCGAAATCGTCGCGGCGCCCTCGTCGATGGCCGGCTCGATCGGCGTGTTCACCATGCACGACGACATTACGGCCGCGCTCGAGCAGGAGGGCATCAAGCGCGAGGTGCTCAAGGCCGGCACCTACAAGGCCGAGGGGATGGGCGGGCTCGCCCTCAGTGACGACGGCCGCGCCCACCTGCAGCATTTGATCGATTCGACCTACGCCCGGATGGTCGGCGATATCGCGCTCGGCCGCGGCGTGAGTCCGGATGCGATCCGGAACGGGTACGGACAGGGCCGCGTGCTCAACGCCGAGGATGCGCTCGCCGCCGGCCTGATCGACAAGATCGAAACCCTCGATGACACCCTCGCGCGGCTGGTGACCAATCCCGCCCGCGCCTCACTCGCGGCTCGTGCCACAGCCCAGGAGCCTCGCCTCGCGGCGACGGCCACGGCTCAGGAGCTCCGGCCGTTCGCCACGCAGAACGCCCTTATCGGCGCCCTGCTCTCTCTGGAATTGGAATAGGAGCGGACGATATGAAGCTCGCGCAACTCGAAGCGGATTTCAAAGCGAAGCAAACCGAGGCGAAGGATCTGGTACAGGCGACCTTGCGCGCGGCGGAGGCCGAAGATCGCGCCATGACGGCGGAGGAGAATGCCAAGTGCCAGGCGAAGCTCGATGAGCTCAAAGGGATCAAGGCACGGATCGACGGCATGCAGAGTGACGCCAACCTGATGGCGGCGGTGAGCGACCTGACCGCGGGCGTGCGCTCGACGCCGGCCACGGCGGGCGACGGCCCCGCGGCGCGGCGCCTCGGCTCGCTCGGCCATCAATTCGTGAGCGATCCGGCCTATCGCGCCTTCATCGCCTCGCACGGGCACCGGCGCACCGGCAACTGGACCTCGCCCTCTGTCGAGCTCTACGGCGCGACGTTGACGGGCGATCCGGCCTCGGGCGGCGCGCTCGTGCCGCCGGACCGCCAGCCGGGGATCGTGGCCCTGCCGACCCGGCGCACGGTCGTCGCCGACCTGATTGCGCCCGGCACCACGACGAGCAACCTCGTCGAATACGTGCGGGAGAAATCCTTCGTCAACGCGGCGAATGCGGTCGCCGAGGGCGCCGCGAAGCCCGAAAGCACGCTCACGTTCGAGCCGGCCTCCGCGCCCGTGCGGAAGATCGCGCATTGGATTCCCGTCACCGAGGAAATGCTGAGCGACTACTCGCAGACGCAATCGATCATCGATGCGCGGCTCCGGCTCGGCCTCGCGCTCGAGGAAGAGGATCAGTTGCTCAACGGCTCGGGCATCGCGCCGCACCTGCTCGGCTTTCTCGCCCTGCCTGGCCTCACGCCCGCCTTGCCGAAGGGCGCGGACACGACGGCCGATGCGATGTTTAAGCAGATGACGATTATCGCGACGAACACCTTCATCATGCCGGACGGCTTCGTGATGAATCCGGCCGATTGGGCCGAGGTGCAACTCGCGAAAAACTCGCAGGGCAATTACCTCGGCTCAGGGCCGTGGGCCACGCCGCAAACGCCGACGTTGTGGGGCATCAACGGCGCGATCACGCCGGTGATGGTCAACGGCACGACGCTTGTCGGCGGCTTCATGCAGGCCTCGCAGATCTTCCGCAATGGCGGCGTGAAGGTCGAATCCTCGAACAGCCATCAGGATTTCTTTGTCAAAAACCTGGTGGCGATTCGCGCGGAGGAGCGGCTCGCGCTCGCGGTCTACCGCGAAGCGGCCTTCGGCACGGTGACCGGGATCTAACACGCCCGATCATCTCGCCCCGGCGGCCCCGGTCATCGCCCGATCGGGGCCGCCGCTTTCGACACCGTTTGCAGGAAAGGCACACCGCCCCATGACTGACACGCAACCGCTCGACCCGCTCGAGGAGCCGCTCGAGCCGCCGCCGACCGACCCGCCGCCGGACCCTGAACCGCCGCCGCCCGGCGCGTAAAGAAGGATTCGCCGATGTGGTATGGACGGATTGATCCGGGGCCGTGTCCGGTCTGTGACGCGCCCCACACGACGTGCACGAGCCCGGACTATCGGGGCATCACGGTGCGCCAGGCGCCCGCGCGGGATGCCGCGCTGGCCGCCGAGCAGGCGCGCACGGCCGCGGCCGCGGCATCGAGCGCGCCGGCCCCGGCTGGCACCTTCACGACGGCGACCTACCGCGGCCGCAAGCGGGTGCCCCGATGATCGATGGCGTCCTGTCGTCGGTGCGGCTGGTGACGCCCGCGGTGCCGATCACGACCTCCGTCCATGCGCCGCCCGTGTGGCGGGCCAAGCCGCTACCGCCCAATAGCGCCCTGGTCGAGACGAGCGTGCCGCATTACCTCGTGACCGGGGACACGGTGACGATTGAGGGGAACACCGGGAGCGTGCCATCGCTCGAAGGTGACCACGTGGTGCTCGTGGTCAGTCCGACGGCGTTTGATGTGCCCGTGGACCTGACGACCGGCGGGACCGGTGGCACGGTGCGGCGGGCCATTCCGGTGGAGCCACTAACGATTGCGGAGGGCAAGCTCCGCGCGGGCTTGAACTGGCCGCCGGGCGATCCGCGTGACGCCCTGATGGCGTCGTTCATCGCCGCCGCGCGCAACAAAGTCGAGCAGGATACCGGGCTCGCCCTGCTCTACCAAATACACGATCTCGTGTACGTCGCGGCCGGTGTCTCGATCGCCTTTGCCGATGCGACCTCGGCGCAGTTGCCGGGGCAATGTTCGCCCGTCGTCGATCTGGTCGTGGTGGCCGATGCCGGCCCCGGCACGCGCATCCGTGTCGCGTCCGGCTGGTCGGAGCCGGCCACAATCCCGCCGATGCTCCTGCAGGCGGTCGGCTTGCTCACGGCGCACTATGCGACCGCCGGCCGGGATCTGGTCACGAGCGATTCGGGCGGCGCCGAAATGCTCTTCGGGTACGAGGACCTCATCGCGCCATACCGGATCATGGTGCTCGCGTGAGTATCGGCCTCCGGATCGCGATCGGGAACCGGCCGCACCTGATCACGCGCCAGGTGCCGCGCCCGCCCGATCCGACCGGTGACGGCCGGTACGTCGAGACATGGGTCGATGACGATCAATGGTGGGGCAAAGTGGAGCCGGCCTCGGCGGCGGACCTCGAGCGGAGCGCGGCCGGCACCACGCTCACCTCGGCCTCGCGGATCGTCACGGTGCCGTACTTGCCGGACCTCACGACCCAACAACGGCTCACATGGGCCGATCGCCAGGGCGGCGCGCACGTCGCAAACATTACCGGCTGGACCCACACCGCCGACGAAACCGCCACGGTGATCCAGTGCGAGGAGCTCGCGCCCTAATGCCTGTCGTCTGGACCGGGTTGACGGAGGAATTCGCCGCGCTCGAGGGCTTGCCCGAGACGTGCCTCGGCGAAGCTCGCAAGATTGTCGAGGGCGCCGCGAATGGCGCCGCCGCCGACGTGCGGGGCCAGTACGGCGCCCACGTCTACACGGGCAAGCTCCAAGAAAGCGTCGAAGTCACGGCCGAGGCCTCCGAGGCCCTCGGCGTGCTCCATATCGTCAAGGTGCGCGCCCCGCACGCGTACATCTTCGAGAACGGCACGCAGGTGCGCCAGGTGACCGGGAAGCCGCTCAGCGCCCAACGCAAACGGTCGTACGCGGCGCGCCGCAAGAAAGCCGCGCGGCTCCGCGGCGCCAGGCCGACCCGGCCGCGCTCCACGCGGATCACGCCCGCGACGAGCCTGCACGGCAATCGCGGCTCGATGCCGCCGGGCAATATCTTCGTGCCGGCGATGGTCCGCGCGCGGCGGCGGATGTTCGAGAACCTGATCGACATGCTCGAGCGGCTCGGCGCGAAGGGCCTGGTGTAATGGCCGATTCCTCGCAGATCACGCGCGGCCTGGTCGAGTACTTGCGCGGCGATCCGGCCCTCCGCGCCTTAATGCCGGATGGCGTGTATCTCGATCGCAGTCCGGCCGGCACGAGCAAATTCGTGATCGTGTCGCTCGTCGTCGGGCACGATGTGCCGATGTTCCGCGAGCGGGCCTTCGAGGAGCCGCTCTATCTGATCAAGGCCGTCGAGCTCTCGACCGCGGCCGCGCTCAACGTGGATGCCGCCGCGGCGCGCATTGATACGCTCCTCGACCATCAACTGATTCCGATGATCGGCTATTCCTGCAAAGCGATCATCCGGTCCGAATATGTGCAATACACCGAGGACGATGATCGCGATCCGTCGATTTCCTGGCGGCACGCGGGCGGCCGGTATCAGGTGAGCGCGGCGGCGTTGACCGACTGAGAAGGAGATTCCAATGGCGGCAGAAGATCGGATACACGGGTCGCGCGGGGAAGTGAAACTCGACCCGACGGGCGGGGTGACGTTGGTTACGGTCGTCTCGCTCAACAAATGGGAGCTCGACATGGCGACCGATAAGGTCAAGGTCACGGCCTTCGGCGATACGAATCAGGTGTATGTGCAAGGGCTCCCGGATATCAAAGGCACGTATAGCGGCTGGTACGATCCGGTTGACGGGCTCGGGATCTTTGCGGTCGTGTTCGGCACGGCGAAACCGGCGATCGAGCTCATCCCGGATTCGCTCGATCCGTCGCTGAAGTTTGCCGGCAAGGGCCTGCTCGATTCGCACATCACCGTCGATAGCAATGGCGGCGTGGCGGTGTCCGGGTCCTTTGTCGCGGCGGGGCCGTGGACCTACCCGACGGCCACGCCCTAACGCGCTATGCCGAAGGGCATCACGGGCGTGGTCGGGATCATTCGGTGGCAGCACTACACCGCCGCCGCGATCAACGGCTACACCGTGACGCCCACCGACAAGGCGGGCGCCCGGTGGGCACTGCGGGCAACCGTGGTGCTCGCCAATGCGTTCAACCTGGCGCAACGGCCGCTCACGTTTGTCGCGAAGCACAAGCGGGGCGAATGGCGGTGGCCGATTGAATCGATGGAAGTCCGCACGCTCTCGGGCGTGCCGACGCTAACGGCCACACTCGGCCGTGAGGAGACGACGCCCGATCATGTCCCGATTCGTCCGACCTGAATCGTCGGTCCTGCACATCTCGCAGGGCGATACCTTGACCGTGCGCGCCCGGCTCAACGTCGGCGAGCAGCGGGCGATGTTTGCGCGGATGTATGCCGTCGATGCCGACGACAAGCGGCGCGTGGATCTCCTGCAAGTCGGGCTGTCGCGCGTCCTGGCGTATCTCATCGATTGGTCCCTCGTAGACGATCAGGGCCGGCACGTCGAGATTCGCGATCAGCCGGCGGACGTGATCGAGGCCGCGCTCAACGCGCTCGACCCGGACGACTTCCGCGAGATCCGCGAGGCGATCGACGCCCACGTCGAGGCGCAGGACGCCGCGCGCCAGGCGGAAAAAAAAAGCCCGAGTGGCGATCTCGCATCGTCGGCGACCTCAACATCGCCCGCCGTTGCGGTTGGCGCTATGAGTGGGTGACGGACCTTGATCCGGATGTGTATCTCGTGCTCGTCGAGGAATTGACCGCCGAACAAAAACCCACGCCATAAATCATTTATGCCTGCCATCACCGGACGCTTTGAGGCCGATTTCTCGCAGTACAAAAGCGAGACGCAGAGCGCGGCCGAACAACTCAAGGCCTTCGAGGCGAGTGCCGACGACGCCGCCGCCTCCGTCGATAACCTCGCCGGCAAGGGCACGACGCTCGCGGCCGGGGTGGGGACCTCGGCGACGGCGGCGGCCGGCGACCTCTCGAAACTCGGCACGGCGGCGACGACGACGGCCTCGGGGTTTACGCAACTCTCACAGGGCCTCGGCGCGACCGACAAAATGCTGAGCGCGCTCGGGGTGCACATCGGCCCGGAGATCCGCGCGATCGGCGAGCTCGGCAAACTCTCCGGCACGACGGCGACGAGCCTTGGCCTCATGGGCACGGCCGGCCTTGTCGTCGGCACGGCGATCGCGGCCTGGAATGTCGGGCGGGCGATCAGTGATTTTCTCGGGCTCGATGAAGCGATCGGCAAGGCGACGGCGAGCCTCTTGGGGTGGGGCGATGCCGCCGCGGAGGCGGCCGGGGCCAAAGCGGACACGCTCGCGAAGGCCTCCAAGATCGCCGGCCGCGCGATCACGGACTACGCCGAGGCGGTGCGCATCGTCGGCAAAGCGCAGGCGGAATTCGCGGAGACGTTCAATACCTCGGCGCAACGCGTCAAGACGTGGGAAAGCGCGATCGACGGGCTCCGGCAAAAAGGCACGCTCGAGGCGCTCAAAGCCGACATGCTGAGCCACAACTCCACGATGGAGCAGATGGTGTCGCACTACGGGATTTCGGCCGAGGCGATCGGGTACCTCCAACGGCAACTCGACAAGGAGGCCGCCTCGCGGGAGAAGGCGGCGGCGGCGGCGGAGAAGCAACGCGAGGCGCTCGAGAAACTGCAGGAACAACAGAAGCAAGCCGACGAGGCGATCCGCCAGGGCGCCGATGCGCTGTTCGGCACCGACAAGATCAAGGCCGCCGAGGATATGGCCGCGATGATCGGGCGGGTCGAGAACGTCTCCAACCTGACCGCCGACGCGCAGGCCCGCGTCAATGACACGATGTTCGAGGCGATCGATGTGATGGTCCGCATGGGCCTGGCAACCGACCCGCTGATCGATAAGTTTGTTGCGCTGGAACTCGCGGCGACCGCGAGCGCGCGGGAACTGAACGCGGCGATCGCGGCGACGGCGGCCGCCGCGGCGCAAGCGGCCGCGCAAATGGATGCGCTGCTCCGGTCCTACAAGAATTCCGGCGGCACGGACGTGTCGGGCTTTACCTCGGGCCTCTCGATCATCGGCGCCTCGGCGCCAGGCGCGCGGCCCTCGGGCGTGACCGCCTTCACGAGTAACGAGCTCGCCCCGGCCGCCTCGCAAACCAATATCTTCAACGTCAACGGCACGGGCGAGTCGGTCGCGCGGTACGTCCTGGACACACTCCGCAATACGGCGATGGTGGGCACGTTCATTCCGACGACCAACTGAGCAGACAAAGGATCAACCGATGGGCGCCGCACAAGCCAGCAACTATCTCGAGAACAAACTCATCGATCACCTGTTCCGCGGGGCGACGTTCGCGAAACCGGCGGCGCTGTGGATTGCCCTCTTCACGGGGGCGCCCTCCGATGCCGGCGGCGGCACCGAGGTGACGGGCGGCGCCTATGCGCGCGTGGCCCTAGCGCCGAGCGATACGAACTGGCGGCCGACGCAAGGCGGGGCCGGGGGCGCGAGCTCGGGCACGGGCGGGCTGACGAGTAACGCGGTCGCGGTCGTCTTTCCGGAGCCGACGCTCGACTGGGGCACGCTCTCGCACTTCGCGATCTTCGACGCGCCGACCGGCGGCAATCTCCTCGTGTGGGATGCGCTCCTGCTCCCGCGCGTGATCATCGCGGGCGATCCGGGGCCGACCTTCCCCGTCGATGCCCTGCAGATTTCCGTGAGCTAAGCCGATGGCCTTTGATGCTCACGCGAATCTCGCGGTCGCGGTCGTCGTCACACCGCCCGCGCCAGCCGACACCGGGCTATCGCTGACCGTCTCGGCCGGGGAGGGTGCGCGATTCCCGGCGGCCCCGTTCAATGCGACAGTGTGGCCGGCGACCGCCGCACCCGGACCGGCCAACGCCGAGATCGTACGCGTCACGGCGCGCACCGGTGACACGCTGACGATCACGCGCGCGCAGGAGGGCACGCCCGCACGGGCCATCGCGGCCGGCAATCTGATTTCCGCGACGATCACGGCAAAAGCCGTAACGGATCTGGAGGCCGGCACCAACTTTCCGATCATCAGTACGAGTGGGTTTGTCCTCGCGGGGGCGGGCCGGTTTAGTCTGCCCGCCACATTCCCCACTGGCGGCCCCGCCGTCGAAGTGAGTAGCCAATCGGGGCTCGGGTATGTCAATGCCTTCGATCGGGGTGCCGGCACGTATGTGCCCCTCGTGCTCGGCGGCTCCGTGATCGGCTTTGCGGCAGGAGCCACGGGGGTCTCTGCCGGGAACATATTCGCCTCCGGGGGCCTCTCGTGGGGTGGTGTGCCCGATCCGGGGGCCGGAAAGATTGCCGCGCTTCGCGTGCTCGCCGACGGGTTCGAGTGCAGCACGACGCTCACGGGTTCTCGGTTCACCACGTATCAAAATGCGGATGGCGCCCTGTATGTCGGAATTGATAACGCGGCCGGATCCGATTTAGCCCTGGGGCCGGGCTCCCCGGCAAACCTGTATTGCTCGACGCCCGGTGGCGTCATGGTGAGTACGCACCACGCAAGCGCGTCGATCAAATTGCGGACGGCGAGCGGCAATGGCGTGCGGATCTATCCCTCGGGCGGCGTGAATGTGGGCAACATCAGCACGGCCGATCCGGGTGCGGGCGGATTTCGGGTGGGCACCGCGACGGTCAACGCCGCACTCGACGCGGCCGGGACGTTTCACTCGTACCTGGCGACCGCTGGCGCTGAAGTGCCGGCGCGCTTCAACAATCCGAGTGGGCTCGCCGGCTACATTACCTGCACGGGGCTTACCACGGCGTACGTTACGGCGTCCGATCAGCGCCTCAAAACCGACCACGGCCGCCATACCGACCTCGACGCCCTTCGGCGCACCGTGATCCACGATTTCACCTGGACCGGCGACGGCACACCGGGGCGCGGCGTGTTCGCGCAGGAGGCCGTCACGGTGGCGCCCTTCGCGGTGGCGGTGGGCGCGGATGACCTCGACGCCGACGGCCGCCTGACAAAACCATGGGGCGTCGATTACGCGAAGTATGTGCCCGATCTGATCGTCGGCTGGCAACAGCACGACACGCAGGTCGCCGAGCTCCTCGCGGCGGTGACGGCGTTACAGGCGCGGGTGACCGTGCTCGAAGCGGCCGCCGCGCCGGCACCGGGCGGGCTGATGACCGCGATCACGGAGTGGCTCCGCGCCCGTCTCCGGTCCTGGCGCCCCTGGCGGCCGGTGCCCGCCTAGTCTGCTGGCGTAAGCGATGTTTGGTGGTCAGCCCTTCGGCGGCGCCCCGTTTGCCGGGATCGGTGGCGCGCCACGCGCGCAACTCGCCGGCACGGCGACGATTGCGATCGGCACGTCCGTGCGCCTCTCTGGCCGCTCGTCCTTCGAGGTACAGGCCGGGATCACGATCACGGGCGCGGCCCGGCTCACGGCCGGTGTGGGGCTCCGGGCGGCGGCGACGATTGCGATCGCGGCCGGCGGCGTGCTCCTGCCGACGCTGCGGGCGCAGGCGACGATCGCGATCGGCACGCGGGCGAACGTCGCGATTCC